TTATTTGATTTTTTCTAGTTCTTTTGTTATAAAATCTAAAGAGACATCTGTATAAATATTATTAGTTATTTTACTTCCTTTAACATGTCCAACTATTTTCTGAATTACTGGTAAACTTACTCCATTTTCTTGACATCTTGTTATAAAAGTATGTCTTAATCTGTGAGTAGATAAGGTTTCATTTGGATTATCTAATATTTTATATTTGTCATTTAATCTTGTTAGGTATGAATTGACTTCACCATCTGTTATAAAAAAGTTTTTATTATAATCCCAAAATAATAAATTATTTATATTTGTAATTTTATTAGAATATATTTTTTGTATAATTTCTTTTACATTAGATTTCATAGTGAATGTTCTCTTTCCATTATCTATACCTGTTTTTTTATCAAATGTTTTTGTATGTTCTCCTAATATAGCTTTGCCATGTATATTTCTAGTAATAGTTCTATATACAGTAATAGTATTGTTTTTAAAGTTAATACAGTCTTTGGATAGAGCTAATACTTCTCCGATTCTCATTCCAGTATAAAGTTGTAATAAGAGAATATTGTTATATTTGTGTTTATTTGAAATCAATATCTTAATTAATTTAGTTTCTTCTTTTTTAGACAGAGCTGCAACAACTTTGGCTGCTTTTTTTGAGATAGGCTTTGTTAATGTTTCGTCTTCCATTATATTATAAGATATTTTTCTACGAGAATAAGCTATCTTAAATCCTTTTTTTAGTGAAATCCATATTTTGTCAATTGTGCTGTTGGAATATTTTCTCATATTTTCTTTTGAATCTTCAATATTTTCGATAGTTACTTTTTGAATAGGCGTATTAATCCAATTATTGCAAGTTTTTTTAATTTGGTTTAATGTTTCAGTATCTCTTAAATAAGTTCTATCTGATGTAATTCCATCTTTGTTTTTTTGCTCAATATACCTTTCCAAAATCATAAGTAGAGTATCTTTGTTATTCTCAATATAATTGCCAGTATCTATACTACTTTTTAGGCTTGTTACTCTTTTCTTAAACTCTCTACTTTGTTCATTTTTTCTTTGTTTTAAAGTTTTTCTTTTTCCATTATATACATATTGAAATATCCAACATTTTAGCGTTTCGCTATAATATAATGAACCTTCTCCATTCCCAACTGATTTTGTTTTTTTGTTTTTTCTTTCCATAAAAAATACCTTCTTTCTAAAATTTTATTAAATCTCTTGAAAAAAGGTTTTTAACTATGCTATAATTATAGCATAAAAAGACCTTATTCAAGGATTTTTATAGTGTGAGAAATATGTACCTTGTCGCAAACTAGAACATATTTCTCTTTTTTATTTGAGTTAAAACTCTCTTTTTAATTGTTTTACTATTCCTATGATTGTTACAGGAATAGATTTCATTTCTTCTTTTGTAAATATAAGTGGTTCATAAGCAGAGTTAAGTGGTTGTAATAAAATACTGTTATCGCTTTTTTTTCCTTTTTTAATTGTTGCCTCATTACCATTTATAATTGCTACAACAATATCTCCAGTTTCAAAATCGTTTTGTTTTTTAATAATAACAATATCATCTTCAATAAGAATAGGAGACATACTGTCACCGTTTTACTTTTAATGCAAAATATTCTTCACCATTACCTACTAAACTTGTTTCTACATCTATTGTACCTATAATATTTTCTTGAGCGAGATAGTCATATCCAGCTTTTACAGTGCCAAGAATATTAATAGGAGAAACACTATTTCCTAATTTATCAATTTTATATTTATTCTTTTTTTCATCTTCTATTAAATCAATATATCCTGCCTTTTCATATAAATCTAAGTAATCAACACAATATAAATCGGCAAGAACTCTTAATAGTGCAGGTGTAACATTTCTTTTTCCATTTTCAATCATATTTAGATGTGAATAAGATATGTCGGTAATATGATTAACTTCTCTCAAAGATAAATATTTATTATTTCTAAGTTTTTTTAGATATTTTCCTAGATCTTCTTTCGAAAGCATTTTTAAAACCTCCTATGTTCACATTATAACATAATTGTTCACAAAAGTAAAACTTTTTTAAAAAAATTTTTAAAAAAGTGTTGACAAAAAAGAAACATAAATATATAATGTTCACAACAAGTTAACAAAAGTGAGGTGAAAAACGTTGATAGTAGTTAAAAATCCACAAAGATTAAAAGAAGATTTGACTAGTAATGGAAATACTATAACTTCAGCAGCAGAAAAGTTAGGATATTCTAAAGCATATATAAGTTCTATTGTTACGGGAATTAGAAATCCTAACGAAAAAGTTTCTATAGGGATTTGTGAACTATTAGGAAAACAATTTAATGAATATTTTTTTATTCAAACCGTTCACAAAAAGATAACAAAATAATGCGACAAGGTACAAAAAGAGAGGAAGTGATTAGATGGAAAAGATATTAGAAGAAATTAATTCAAAATTAGAAATATTGGTAAATAAAAAAGATGATTTTGAACTATTAACAGCTGAACAAATAGCAGAAGAAACAGGAATACCAATAAATAATGTAAGAAAGCTTTTTAATGATAAGAGTTTAGCGGTTCAAACATATACAAAACCAAGATTGGTTACAAGAAAAGCATGGAATGAATTTATAAGTGAAAGAAGGTGAAGCAAATGAAAAAAATAAACAAAAGCAAACTATATGAACTTATAGGAAAAGCAACAGTAAGATTATCAATATGGGCAATGTCAGTATATTTAGTATATCAAGCAAGCTTGTATATATTAGGTAATTGTATAACAGTGTACAGATAAAACATAAGCAAGAGAAACTAGTTGAAAGGAGGAAGATATATGTTTTTTGCAATAGCAGGATTTTTGTCTGGAGCATTATTAGTAGTTCTATTTAATGAAAATGCAGAAAGAGCAAATGAATTGTTAAAAGATACAATAAACAACTTAGAAGAAGATATAGATCTATTAAATTCAAAAATAAAGAACAGAGACAGAATGATAAAAAAACAACAAAAAGATAATGCAATATTATTAGATAATGCAGCAGAATTAAGAGCCAAAATAGAAGACTTAGAAAACAATATAGAATTACTAACAAATAATTTAACAGACGAAAATAAAGAACTAATTTCAGACAGCGAATCAGAAAATTAGTTCAAAAAATACACATAAATATATGAATTTCTATTGTTATTATAGCATTTTTAACAGTAGAAATCAAGAGGGAGGAAAAATGAAAAAGATAGAAATAGAAAATTTGTTAGATAAATTTAATATATCAGTTGATATATTGGGCTATAAATATTTAATAAAAGCAATAGAAATATATACGAAAGAAGCAAATATAAAAATAGCAGCAATATATGGACAAGTAGCAAAAGAATATAATTCGACAGCTTGTAGAGTAGAAAGAGCAATAAGACATTCTATTGAAAGTAATGAAGAAAGAATTAAACAATATTTTAAAGTGGATTATAAAATAACAAATAAAAGATTTTTAGCATTAGTTGTTAGAGAAATGGAGAGAAGATAATGTTAGAAAATAGAATGGTACAAGATTATATAGATTACATAGTAGAATATGACGAAGATTATGAAAAAGATGACATAGCATACGAAGATAAGGTTTCAGAAAGGGTGAGTGAAGAATAATGGAAAATTTAAGTTTATATCAAATAACAAGTTCATTTCCAAAATTAATAGAAGAAGAAATGTCAGAAGAAGATAAAAAAGAAGTGAAAAAAGAATTGACAGAATTATTACAACAAAAAAGCCAAAATTTGATTGGATATATAAGAAATATAGAATTAACTATTGAAGCAATGAAAAATGAAGAAAAGAGGATTTCAGAGCAAAGAAAGATATTAGAAAGTAGACTTACAAAATTCAAAGAATATGTAAAAGAATGTATGGAACAAAATGGATTTACAAAAATAGAAACACAACTAGGAGCACTAAGTATAGCTAAAAATCCAATAAGTGTAGAAATATATGATGAAGCTCAAATACCAGATGAATATAAAACAAAAGTTATAGAAATAAAGGTAGATAAAACGGCAATAAAGAAAGCTTTAAAAGAAACAGGAGAAATAATACCAGGGACAAGGATAATAGACAATAAAACAAGTTTAAGAATAAAGTAGGAGGTAATAAAATGTTAGCTAAAAAGGCGACATTAGAAGATGTGAATTTAAAAATAATGGTATGGGGGGAAAGTGGAAGCGGCAAAAGTAGATTTGCATTATCTTCTCCTAATCCAATTGTTGTAGATTTAGAAGGAAGTACAAGATTGTATGCTAATCAATTTGATTTTTATAAAGCTGAAGTAAATAAAACAGATAATAGAGCAAGTAATCCAGCAACATTAACAGTAAATCTAATAGAGGAAATATTGGAAGGAAAATATCCAGATAGAAAAACATTAATAATAGATCCAGTTACAGATTTATTAGATTGTATAGAAGATGTTAGTGCAAAAAAATATGAGCAAATGATAGGAAAAAAAGTAGGAGAATTAAATCAATTACAAAAAACAAAATGGTATGCATATCGTAGAGAAATGGCAAGAACAGTGTTAAATCAATTGAAAGATATTCCAATGAATTTGATATTGGTGGCAAGGGCAAAGAATGTTTGGGATACAAAAGATGGAAAAATGCAACCGGTAGGACTTACATATGATGCTTTGGACATAGTAGAGTATTTGATGGATATAGTGATTCAATTAGAAAAAGCAGGAGAAGAAACAAAAGCAATTGTAAAAAAATCAAGAATAGGTAATTTACCTAAAATATTGGAAGTTAAAGATTATTCATCAATAGAAAATGCATTAAAAGATAGTAATAAGAAACTAGCAGAAGAAAATAAGTAGGTGGTTAAATGCAGACTACAGGAACATTAGAAGAAATAAACATAGATTATAAGACAGGAAAACCTAAAATAAGCTTTTTAATTGACGGAAAGGACAAGTTATCAGATATAGAACAGTTAAAAGGCTTAAAACTTAAAATAGAAGCTAAAAAATACATAAAGAAAAGAACAACTAATGCTAATAATTATTTTTGGAACCTTTTGCAAGAATTATGTGAGTTAGCTGAAATAGATACCATAGAAGAATACAAAAGAAGAGTAAAAGAATTAGGAATATTCAGAAGATTTAGGATAGAAACAGAGAATATAAAAACATTTGAAAAAATGTGGGTAGCACAAGGGATAGCTTGGTTTTGTGAAATAGCGGATACAACATATATAGGAAATACAGAATTTAAAATAATCAATGCTTATTATGGTTCTAGTTCTTTTAATTCAAAACAAATGGCTAGGTTGATAGATGGTGTAGTTCAAGATTGTAAAGTTTATGGAATAGAAACAAAATCACAGCAGGAAATAAAGAGTTTGCTAGAAAGTTGGAATAAAAAATGAAATCAATTTTACAAAACAAAAAAGAAAGCTATATTAGTGGACAAACTTATGGACTAGAAGAACATCATATATATTTTGGCACAGGAAAAAGAAAAATATCAGAGAAAAATGGATTCAAAGTATGGCTAACATATTCAGAACATAGAGGAACATATGGAGTACATGGAAAATATGGCCATGATTTAGATTTGAAGTTAAAGCAGGAATGTCAAAAAGAATATGAAAAAAATCATACAAGAGAAGAATTTATAAAATTAATAGGAAAAAGTTATTTATAGGAGGAATAAAAGAATGTTAATGATTACAGCAGAAGAATATAAAAATTTAATAGAAGCAAGTTGGCTTAAAGATAGATTAGAACAGTTTTTGGAAGAACAATTTAAAATTGAAGATGAAAAATTAAAAATAAAAGATAATTGGGATTTTGCAAATTCTTTTGAGGAATGGTTAAAAACTATAGACAGAAAAATGTATATGAAAATTTTTAACAAATTAAAAAAATAATTGACATCAGGGCTAGACATAAAACTAGCCCTGAAATTATACGAAAGGAAATAAAAATGGCAAAGGATAGTTTTATATTATATCTGGAGCAAAAACAAATATTTGAAATGCTAACAAATGAAGAAGCTGGACAACTTATAAAAGCAATATTTGAATATGAAGGTACAGGACAAATAGTAAACTTAGATAGGTCATTACAAATAGCATTTCTACCAATAAAAAGTGCTTTAGATAGAAACAAAGAAAAATATGAAAATGTAGTAAAAAGAAATAAAAGAAATATTGAAAAAAGATGGAAAAAAGAAAATACCAAAAATACCACTGGTAAAAAAGGTATACAAAAAAATACCCAAAATACCGATAATGAACATGATAATGAACGTGATAATGAAAATTACAATGAACATGATAAGGATAAAAAAGAAAAAAACAAAAAAAGAAAAACATTTGATGACATTTTGGCTGAAAATCATTTTACAAAGGAATTAGAAGATACAATTAGAGATTTTATAGATATGCGAAAAACAATAAAAAAACCAATGACTTCAAAAGCCTTAGAGTTGTTGCTTAGAAACTTGGAAAAGTTGACGAACTTAGAGGAAGAAAAGATTGCAATATTAAATCAATCTATTGAACATGGTTGGCAAACAGTATATCCATTAAAAAACAATAATCAAAATAATTCTAGAGGTGGAATGAATGATTTTAAGCAATTATGGGAGGAGGCAAAGATAGAAGAAGATGAACAAAACGGAAACAATTCAAATAATAACACTTTTAGCTGGTAATTATGACAGTATATCTAAAAAAGATAAAACACAAAAGCAATTAATGATAAATACGTGGCTAGAGTGTTTAGGAGATTTAGATTATATACTAGTTTTACAAGCGGTAAAGAAGACAATAATGGAAAGTCCATATCCTCCAACAATACATGATGTTAGAAAAAATGCAATAGAAATGATAAAACCAACAACTAAAAAAACAGCTATAGAGGCATGGAATGAGGCATACTCAATGATTTGTCAAGGTAATTATATGACTGAAGAAGAATTTGAAAAAGCAAGTGCAGAAGTAAAAAAGTTTTTTGGAAATGTAGCTCAAGTTAGAGAATTGGCACAAACTAAAACAGATATAGTAAATAGTGTAACTAAGGGACAATTTTTGAAACAATATGAAGTAATAGTAAATAGAGAAAGAGAACAAAAATTATTGCCTCAAAGTATGAAAGATTTTACAAAAAAACTAGTAGAAAAAATGGATATAAAACAGATAGGAGAGTGATAAACAAATGAAAATGAATCAAAGGCAAAGAATAATAGAATATATTAGACAGTTTGGAAGCATAACAAGTAAAGATGCTTACAATGACTTAGGGATAACACAATTAGCAACAAGAATAAAAGAATTAAAAGAGTTAGGTTATGAATTTGAAACAAAATGGGAAAGCAGCAAAAATAGATTTGGAGAATCGGTAAGTTTTAAAAGATATTATTTAATGGATATGATAACAAAAAATATGAATCATATTCCAAGATTGGACTAGCTTATGAAACAGATAAAAAAGAATACACTATGTTATTACTGTCTAGGTTGTAACAAACAAGAAATTGAAGAATATAAACCAGTAATGAGGTGTAAAAGGTTTACGGCAGCAATAGAAAACTGGCAAGAGAAATTGAGAGAGGAGCTAAAGAAAAGTGAACAAGTATAGAAATAAAAAAGTATAAGTTGATATGTATGAATTTGACAGTATAAAAGAAAGTAAGAGATATAAAGAATTGAAGTTGTTAGAAAGAGCAGGAAAAATAAGCAACTTGGAATTACAACCAAAATTTTTACTACAAGATAGTTTTAAGAAAAATGGAAAAACATACAGAAAGATTGAATATATAGCGGATTTTATGTATTGCCAATGTCGGCAAAATCATAGTAGAAGATGTAAAAGGATTGCAGACAGATGTATTCAAATTAAAACATAAATTATTTGAAAAGAAGTATCCTGAATTGGAATTAAGGATAATCAAATGAAAGGAAAATAAAAGATGAACAGAAAATGTAAAATAGAATTATATAACGATCACTTTGAAAATGCTAAAAGATATGGAATACCACATGCACAATTAATTATAGCAGATATACCATATAATTTGGGAAATAATGCCTATGCAAGCAATCCAAGCTGGTATATAGATGGAGATAACAAAAACGGAGAAAGCAAACTAGCTGGAAAAAGTTTTTTTGATACAGATAATGATTTTAAGATAAATAATTTCTTTGATTTTTGTACGAGATATTTAAAGAAAGAAACGAAAGAAAAAGGACAAGCACCAGCAATGATAGTATTTTGTGCTTTTGAGCAAATGCAAATGGTAATTGATGAGGCCAAAAAACATGGTTTAATGAAAAGTTATCCACTTGTTTTTGTAAAAAATTATTCTGCATCAGTATTAAAAGCTAATATGAAAATAGTAGGAGCAACAGAATATGCAGTGGTACTTTATAGAGATAAACTACCAAAATTTAATAATGGCAAAACAGAAGAACAAAAAGGAAAAATGATATTCAACTGGTTTGAATGGAAGAGAGATAATTCTAAACTATATCCTAAGATACATCCAACACAAAAACCAATTACCTTATTAAAGCAACTAATAGAAATATTTACAGATGAAGGTGATGTAGTAATAGATCCAGTAGCACGGAAGTGCAAGTACATTAAGAGCATGTGCAGAATTGAAAAGAAACGCTTATGGCTTTGAAATAAAAAAAGATTTTTATAATCAAGCAAAAGAAAAAATGATAAGTGAAGATATTTTAAATGGAATAATGGAAGATGGACAAGTTACATTTGAAGCACTTATGTAAGGAGGCAAGAGATGATAGAAGTAAACGAATATGTGAGAACAGATAAAGGCTATATTTTTAAAGTAGATGAAGAAAAGAAAAATTTGCAAATAGCTAATTTTTTAGATGTAGAGTATGGCAAAATGATAAACCACAGCAAACAACTAATAGACTTAATAGAGGTTGGAGACTATGTAAATGGAAGAGAAGTAAAACATATTGCTATGTTTGAAGGATTTCCAGATTATCCAAAACTAATATTTGTTGATGAAACACATTTGATACCAGACGATACTTGTGAGAATGACGAAATACAAACAATACTAACAAAAGAAATTTATATGGCTAATTGCTATAAAGTAGGTGAAGAAGATGAATAGAGAGATAAAGTTTAGAGCATGGCATAAAGATTTAAAGAAAATGTTTAAAATCGGTCAGATAACACTTGAAGAAGGTACTTGGAATTTTGAACCGAACGATAGAGGCTTTATAGGAATGAGTATACCGTATCAACCAAGTTTTGTATTAATGCAATACACAGGACTACACGATAAAAACGGAAAAGAAATATACGATGGAGATATCGTATATTGTCAAACAAAATATGGAAAAGCAAAAGCAATAATTAAATTTATAGATGGCAAATTTGTGGCATATTGGAATAGTGCACTTACACATCCAGAAAATGGACATCATATTGCTTGTTATGAAATAAACAAAAGATTTGAAGTAATTGGAAATATATACGATAATCCAGAGTTATTAGGAGGAGAATAGATATGTTAAAAGCTGATAGTAAAATGTTTCATGATTTGTGTGAAGAAGGAATAAAAGATGATAAAAAAGATGTATTTGTAGATGCTTTTACTGAATTTATAGCAGAATTAGATGATATAGATTTAAGAAATAAAACAAAGCAACATTTATACGATATTTTTATAAAAGATATGAATATTTATTTTGAAAATAAAAAGTATGAGGAAAAGGAGTAAATAAAATATGGAACAATGGTTGAGAGACGCATTAGCAGAAGAACAAGGATATATAATATGTCCACTAGCTCCAGAAACATACACTATTTGTGATGAAAAATGCGAAGAATGTGAATATCAAAAAGAGTTTATTGAAGCATTAGAAGAGAGGAAGTAAATAAGATATGAATGAAAAAGAAAAAGAAAAATACATTTTAAATTTTATATATACAATTTTAAACGATAAAAGAAATCAAAATAGATACTGTACAACAATGTTCGGAAAATTAGATGAAAATAAATTTGTAAGATTAGCAGACTGTATAAGTTATTTAGAAAACAAGTATAAAGAATTATTAAGAAAGGAGTAATATAATGGAAGAAAAAACATCAGAAGAATTATTTGATGATTTAGGATTATATTTGGAAAGAGAAACGCCATTTGATTTTGAATTAAAAAATGATGACGACAAGATAATAAAAATCAATAAAGAAAGAAGAGAAATAGCCTGTTTTAATTATTATGATGGATTTGAATATTTAACATTAGAAGAACTTCAAGCAATAAATAAGAAAGTAGAGGAATTAGGATGGGTAAAATAAAAAAGTGTAAAATATGTGAAAGATTAAAAAGCAATGAAGTGTATAAAGTTCAAGGTAGTTGGATTGATTTAGAAATAAAAGAAATTCATGGAGAAACAAAAATACAAGCTTATGGAGATGGAATAGCAGAAATGAATATAAATTATTGCCCTGAATGTGGAAGAAAATTAGAGGAGGATTAATATATGACAGATTTTGAACAAATAGTAATATCAGCTGAAAGGTATGCGCTCGGAAGAATGACATATATAGTAGAAATAACAGTAAATTATATACTTGAAGAAATAGAAAATGATAAATTATCAGATAAATGTTTAGATATTATTGCAGAAGACATAAGACAAGCAAAAAATTTAGGAATGGAATGTGATAAGAAATGTTGGATAAAATTATTAGATAGAATCGAGGCGGTTATATGACCAATGAACAAGAAGAAAAAGTTTATGCACATAAATTTGCGATAATGCAAATACAAATAGATAAACTAAAAAAACATAACAATGACTTATTAAGAAAATTAAGAAACAGAGTAAAGGAGGCTAAAAAATTGGAAAAATATAGTCTATATAAGAAAGAATTTTCAAGACTGAACAAGCAATTACAAAATAAAGACCAAATAATAGATTTAATGGCAAAGGTAATAAATGAAGCATATTTTGAAAGTGAAGATTTTGAAGAATGGTTTGAAAATAAAATTTGTAAAGTACAAAGGGATGAAGATTATACATATTTAGAGAAAGATATAAAACGATATTTTGAAAATAAAGCAAAAGAATTAATAAACAGATAAAAGAGCATACTACATCTAAAGAGTTTCTAAAGAGGTGTAGTATGCAAGATAAAGAGATAATTCAAAAATGGAAGCAAGGATTAAGCAAGAATCAATTAGCAACAATGTATAAAAGACAATATAATCAAGAAATAAAGATAATAAGAGCAAGTGTAAGGCATAGACATGATGGAAGATACATAAGCAATTATGAAGCATTAGCTTATGTTGAAAGAGTAATATATAAATATTTGAAAGGACAAAAGAATGAAAATACCAAAAATAATAAGTAAAAAAAATCGAAAATATATATTTGAAAAACAGATAAATAATAATGTATTTTTATATAAAGAAAAAATATGTGGATATAAAGAGTGTTTTACAAAATTTGACTTAGGATTAATAACAGAAACAGGAAACATGATAAGTACAGCAAAAAAGTGTGGAAGTGGAAAAATATAGTTAAGGAGGTACACTAATGACACGAGAAGACTTAAAAGATTATAAAAATAATCAAAAATGGATAGAAGGAAGATTACAATACATAGAAGAGTATAAAACAAACATAACAAATATAACAGCAGTATTATCAGACATGCCAAAGCGGAAGTAGAGAAGTAGAAGACAGTATGGCAGAAAAAGTAGCAAAACTAATTGATACAATGAATGAACTACTAGAAAAAGTAGTAAAAGAAAATGAAAAGCAAAAAGAAATATTGGAACAATTAGATAAAGTAGAACAACCATATAAACTGATTCTAGAAAAAGTATATATACAAGGTAAATCAATAGTAACGGTTGCTAGTGAGATGGATTATAGTTATAGAGATTTATGTAGGAAAAATGGAATAGCATTAAATAAATTTGAAAAAGTTTAACTTGTCCTATTTTGTCCTTGTATGTCATTATATAAATATGATATATATATAATCAGAAATAAAGTAAAAAGTCCCTTTATTTATTAAAATGTTAGAAGAATAGATGTTTTAAATGTCTATTCTTTTTATTATGTTATGAAAGGAAGAATGAAAATGGATTTAATGATAAGTCAACCTATGAAAGGTAAAACAAACGAACAAATAAGAGAAGAAAGAGCAAATTTAATAAAAAAATTAGAAGAACAAGGGAACAAAGTATTAGATACAGTATTTGAGAATGCACCAGCTAATGAAGATATTGCAATATATATGTTATCTCAATCAATAAGATACATAGGAAAAGTAGATGGGGTAGTATTTATGAGAGGCTGGGAAAGTGCAAGAGGATGTAAAATAGAACATCAAGTAGCAGTAGAATATGGAAAAAAAGTATTCTATGAAAATTAATTAGTTATTACCAGTATGCTAGGTAACTGATAATATAATAAAAATACACTTCCTTGCAAGATAAAAAACTAAAGTTGCATGATACAGAACTTTCCTAGCGAGTTCAAAATTTATGAATAGTACGAAGTATGTAAACATATATAGCAGAATGGCAAATAGTAGCCGTTCAGTTCTAGAGTGCAATTATATATAACTTACAGATTTCGTAGTGTTTATAAAAGAAAAGAGGAAAAGATATGTCAACAATAATTACAATATTATTAATAATCATATTAAGCCCAGCAATTTTATTTGCTGGATTTTTAGCATTATTTGCAATAGCTGGTTTGTTATCACTTGTAGCAATACCAATTATAGCATTAATTAGTTGGATAATAGATAAATTATTTTAAAAGAAAAGAAGGTGTACATATGACTAATCAAGAAAGAATAGAAAAATATAAAAAAGAGTATTGTACAAGATGTAAAAATAAGAACAAAAATGATTGTGAAATAAGAATATTCAAAAACAATGATACTATGTGTACAAAGTGTGTGTATTATGAGAGACAAGATTAACTATGCAAATTGCATGCAAATAAAATGTGAGCAATGTAGATACTATGATTATTGTTTTAGATATAAACCAAAAAAGGAGAACGAAAATGTATTTAAAAGTAAAAGCAAAGAAAATAAAAAATCTTAGTATAAAAATATCTCAAGCCAAAAATAATTTAGTTGTAAATATATTAAATAAGAAAGGATACGAATGTGATAATTCACAAATAAGTCAAATAAAAGTAAATAGAAAATTAAATTCAGAACAGAAAAAAGTAATATTAGAAAATCAAAATGAGAAAGTATCAAAGATTGGAAGTTATTATGTGTGGGAAGCAGATGTTATAGTAAAGATAGTAGACAAAGTAACAGGGAAAGAGGTATAGGACTATGTGGAACATATTTTTAGGAATAATATTAAGTTGTTTAGGAGTAATAGCAATAGCATTTACTCTTTTTATTTTTGTTACAATAATAGATGCAATGATAAAACAATTTAAAAGAAAATAAAAGAAAGAGAGGTAATCTTATATGACAGATGCACAAAAAAGATTTTGTGATGAATATTTAATAGACCTTAATGCAACAAGAGCATATAAGGTTGCTTATCCTAATTGTAAAAAAGATGAAACAGCAAGAGCAAATGGAAGTAGACTGCTAACAAAAGCTAACATTCAAATATATGTAGCAGATAAAATAAAAGAACGAGAACAAAGAACAGAAATAACACAGGATATGGTAATAAAAGAATTAGCTAAAATAGCATTTTTAGATATAAGAAAACTATATACAGAAAATGGACAATTAAAAAATATAGCAGACATTGATAGTGATACAGCAGGAGCAATATCACAACTAGAAACTTTAGAAGAATATGAGGGTTATGGAGACGACAGAGAAAAAATAGGTGATACACAAAAAGTAAAACTATTAGATAAAACAAAAGCTCTTGAATTGTTAGGAAGACATTTAGGAATATTTAATGACAAAATAGATGTAAATGTTAAAGAAAAAGAAGAAAAGAAAAATGCTATATCAGATATATTAAATCAAATGCAAAGTGCAGATGATGTGTAATGTTAAAATTAAGTCAAAAATATAAAGAGTTTTTACAAACAAAATGCAAGAGAGAGTTTCTAGAAGGAACAACAGCAGCAGGAAAAACAACAGTAGGAATATTCAAATTTATGTGTATGGTTGCTGATTCTGAAAAAAAGTATCATATCATTGCAGGTGATGATGTAGGAACAGTAGAAAAGAATGTAATAAACTCTGAAAATGGTTTACTAGAACAATTCGAAGATATAGCAGAGTACTGGCCAAAGGGAAAAGACAAAATAAGATTACCACATATAAGATATGATACTAATAAAGGCGAAAAGATAATATATGTATGTGGTTATGGTGATAAAAAAAGATGGAAAAAAGTTTTAGGTGGACAAGTTGGTTGTGTATATCTTGATGAAGTAAATTTAGCAGATATGGAGTTTATGAGAGAAGTTACACATAGATGTAAATACATGATGACAACATCAAACCCAGATGATCCATCATTAGATATTTATAAAGAATTTATAAATAAAAGTAGGCCAATACCTAAGTATGAACAAGATTATCCAACAGAGTTATTAAAAGAATTAAAAGAACCACATGTACAAGGTTGGGTACATTGGTATTTTACATTTTATGATAATGCAGCATTAACCAAGGAAGATATACAAGAAAAAATAGATGCAACGCCGATTGGAACCAAAATGTATAAAAATAAAATACAAGGATTAAGAGGAAAAGCAACAGGACTATGCTTTAATTTACAACCTAGAAACATAATAACAATAGAAGAAGCAAAGAAGATGAAATTCAAGCTATTTTCTATTGGTTGTGATACATCATACTCAAAAGAAAGCCACGACAAAGTAACATTAGAAGGTATAGGTATAACAACAGATAATAAATGTGTTTTATTGAAAGAAAGAACATTCAATAACAAAGATAGAACAATTCCATTTGCGCCATCAGATGTAGTTCAATGGATAATACAATTTATGGAAGAGTTTAAAAATGAATGGGGATTTGCAAGAACATGTTTTATAGATAATGCAGACCAAGGAACAATAATGGAAGCGAACAAAGCTAAAAGACAAAATGCATTGGTATACAACTTTGAAAATGCATGGAAAAAAACAAAGATAATCACTAGAGTTCAACTACAAGAAAGTTGGTTGAATACTGGTGATTTTTTAATTGTTGAAACTTGTAAAGACTATATAGATGAGTGTAACAAATATTCATTTGATGAAGATAACCAACCAGAAGATGGTAACGACCACAGTATAAACGGTTGCCAATATGCTTGGTTACCTCACAAAAAGAAAATTGGAAATTGGGAAGTAATAAAGAAATTGATTAAAGATGAGGAGGAATAATATATGAGTACAAGAAGCACATTATTTCAAACACCAACAATTGAGATAGACCAAAGTAGATATAAAGAATTAATACAAAAGGAATTAAAATATAAACAATATAAAGAACAAGCATCAATAGAAGTAATTAGAATAATAGAAGGCCAAGATAGTGTAACAGTAACAACTGAAAGTGAGGAATAAAATGGGAACAGTCAATGATAAAATAAAAAATGTAATACGAAATTGGTTAGAAATACAACCAAGTGTAGGAGATACAATAACAATACAAGAAACAAATACATTTGAAGGCAACTGTTTTAGAAATCTATTATGGTATAGAGGAGATGCATCGGAATTACATCAATATTATACGCAAACAGATGACTTAATGGGAAATGCTAAGTTTTGGGCAGCACAAAGTACAACTGGTATAAATATTAGAAAAATACATACAGGATTACCTGCTATGATAGTGGATATGTTAGCCGATATAATTGTTGATAGTTTTAATAAAATAGAAGTTAAAGGAAACAACGAAGCCCAAAAAAATTGGGAAGAAATAGCAAAAGAAAATGATTTTAAAGAAACATTGAAACAAGCAATAATAGATGTTTTTGTACAATGTGATGGTGCATTTAAAATAAGCTACGATACTGACATCAGTAAATATCCAATAATAGAGTTTTATTCAGGACAAGATGTTGATTTTGAGTATACAAGAGGAAGAATAACAGGGATTAGTTTTAAAAATAAATATCCTAAAAAAGATGGTTGTTATACTTTATTTGAGAAGTATTCTAAAGATGGAATAAAATATGAATTATATAAAAATGACCAGTTAATAAAAGATTATAATTCTATTCCAGAAACAGCGGATCTGAAGGAACCAACAGATACTAAATTTATGATGGCTGTGCCTATGATGTTTAATAAATCGAAGAAATATAAAGGTAGAGGTCAAAGCATATTAGAAAAGAAATTAGATGCTTTTGATAGTTTCGATGAAGTATGGAGCAAATGGATAGATGCATTAAGAGATAATAGAACAATAACATATATTCCAGAAGATTTAATACCAACAAATGAAAATGGGGATTTATTAAAACCTAATACATTTGATAATAGATATGCTAAAGTAGGAAGTACTACATCAGAAACAGAAAGTAGCAAGATTACAAGAGAAAAGGGAGATTTTGATTATGAAGGAATGCTACAGTCATATATAACAGCATTAGATTTGTGTTTACAAGGATTAATAAGTCCTAGTACCCTTGGAATAGATGTAAAGAAACTTGATAATGCAGACGCACAAAGAGAAAAAGAAAAAGCAACACAATATACAAGAGGCAAAGTAATTGATGTATTGGAAAAAGTTATTCCTAAGTTAGTTGAAATATGTTTAAAAACATATGATAAGGCACAGAAAAAAACAGCAGGTAAATATGAAGCAACGGTAGATTTTAAAGAATATGCTAATCCAAGTTTTGAAGCAACAGTAGAAACAGTTTCGAAAGCTAGACCAGGGCAAAATGTAATGAGCATTGAAAAGACGGTAGATACAATGTATGGTGATAGTTTAACAAAAGAAGAAAAAGAGGAAGAAGTAAAAAGGCTAAAAGAAGAAGCTGGAATAATTGAAAAAGAAGAACCTAATATAATGAGTACATTAGAGTAGGTGATTAAATGCAAAATGAATATGATATAAAAAAAGTAATGGAAGAAATCGAATTACAATTAATAGCTTCTATGAAAAGAACATTATGGAGCCATAAAGAAGATGAAAAAACAAAAGGATTTGACTGGTCACAATGGCAAGCACTTAAAATAAAACAATTTGAAGACTATAAGAAGGCAAATAAGGAAATATTCAACAACAATACAAAAGGGTTAAACAGATATTTATATAAACACATAAAAGAACAATTCAAAGAAGGTGCAGGAAGAACAAATAAACAGGCAATACAGTCAGGAATTATAAGAAAAGAAGATTCACAATTAGGTGGATCTTTTTTTGGATTAAATCATAGAAAATTAGATGCATTAATAAAAAGTACAAAAAATGACATGAAAGATGTAAAATATGCAACTTTGAGAATGGCAAATGACCAATACAGACAAATAATATATAAAGCACAAGTATTTGCTAATACTGGAGCAGGAACAGTAAAACAAGCAATTGATATGGCTAGTAAAGATTTTTTAGCAAGAGGTTTTAATTGTATTGAATATAAAAATGGAACAAAACATAATATTGCAGATTACTGTGATATGGTTATTAGAACAGCAAATAAAAGAGCAAATCTAATGGGTGAAGGTGAAATGCGTAAGAAATTAGGTAATTCATTAGTATATGTATCAAAACATGGTGGAGCTTGTGATAAATGTACACAATGGGAAGGCAGAGTTTATATAGATGATGTATGGGCAGGTGGAACAGAAATCCTGAATAAGGATAGTAGTAAAAATTACCCTCTACTATCCCAAGCAATCGAAGGTGGGTTGTTCCATTGATTTTAAGAAATTGGGTGGAACTGAAACAGTGTGAACCACATTACAAAGTGGGTGTGTACGAAAGTATGCTAACGGGGAACGGAGAAATCCCAATCCCGTGCTAAGTTATTGACTATTGTAAACAATTGTGGTATAATCCAAAAGGTGATGAAAGTGGAAGAAATATGGAAAGATATAAAAGGATATGAAGGTTTATATCAAGTGAGTAATACAGGTAAAATAAGAAGTTTAGACCATTATGCAAGTAATGGGATAAAAGATATCCTTTATAAAGGGAAAATATTATCTCCTGGAAATAATAGTAGAGGTTATTTATTTGTTGGATTATGTAAGAAAAATAAAGTTACTCATAAATATATACATAGAATTGTTGCTGAAACATTTTTAAATAATCAAAATAATAAAGCAACAGTAAATCATATTGATGGAAATAAAAGTAATAACAATGTAAATAATTTGGAATGGGCAACATACAGTGAGAATGAGTTACATTGTGTAAGAGTATTAGGCAATAATAGACAAAAAGAATATTCACCTAAAAAAGCTGTTTTACAATATGATTTAAAAGGGAATTTTATAAAAGAATATGAGTCTACAAGGGAAGCAACAAGGCAAACTGGAGCAAAAGCGATATGTGAAGTTTGCAAAGGTAAGAGAATGACTTCAGGAGGATTTATTTGGAGATATAAAAATTAGTCAATAAAAAGTGTAGAGACTATTCCGAAAGGAAGTAGGGTAGAGATGTACTACTCGAAGCGCACTGGATATCTAAAAAAGATATTATGAGATAGTCCGATAATTATAGAAATTATAGCCAAGGTGTCATCATGGAATTAGTACATATTATGAGGACATAAATGAAGAACCAGAAGAAGTAACAAAAGCAAAACATAGTCATGATGAAGAAGATAAATATACTCAATATTTGCAACAAAGGCAGAAACAATATCAAAGATTAGCGGTAGGTAGTTTATTACCTGAAAATGTATTAAATTATCAAAATAAAGCTAATGAATTGCAAAATAAGTTAGAAAGTAGTACAATAGGGTTATCAAATGATGAACAATATGCAATAAACCAATACATTAGTTCAGAAAGTTATAAAATAAATGAAACTTTAAGAAATAATATAAAATTAACAGATGAACAGAAAAGAATGAGGGACAATTTAGATAGTGTACTAAATAAATGTAATAACTACAATGGAAATATTGTTAGAGTATTAGAAATAAAAGATAAAGAATTGTTGAAAGATTTTCTAAAAAAGAATAAAATAGGGAAAATAGAAAATTGGAAAGAATATTTATCATTTTCAGATAAAGAAAGTTATAATAAAAATGCAAATATAAAAATATATGTAAATTCAACCAGAGCTAAGGATATAAGAAAATACAATGAAATTGAAAGTGAAATATTATATCCAAGAAATAGTAAATTTGTAACAAGAAATATAGTAAAACAACATGGTACATATTATATTTTATGGGAGGAAATAGATGAGTAATTTATCATTAGAGGATTTTAATAATCTTACAGAAGAAGAAAAAGGGGATAGATATAAAGAATTAAGTGAACACGATAAATTCTTAGTGCGAATATCAATGCCAATAGGTGGAGAAGTTATAGGATATAGAGAATTAACTGAACAAGAGAAAGAAGAAGGAGAAGAATTTGCAAGAGCAGTTAAAAGTGGAAAAATTGAAGAATGGTTCAATAAAAAATAAATTTTTATATTATTCGACAAAATTCGACTTAAAAATCTAATTAAAAGTGATATAATCTTTTTATAATAAAATAAAAGGAGGAATGGCTATGGCAAGTCATGAAGAAAATGTCAAAAAACCAATCTACAAAAAAGCATGGTTTTGGATAATTATTATAGTAATTGCAATAATTATAGGTGCATCACAAAATAACAATACTGTTGATACTTCAACTAATAATTATCAAAAAAATAATTCAGTAGAAGTTACTATTGTAGATTTCAGTACTATGTCAAAGGAAGAAGTAAAAACATGGATGGATACGAATAAGCTTAATGGAAAGATAACTGAAGAATATTCAAATGATATTCCAAAAGGAAATTTTGTTAGTCAAAGTATTTCAGCTAATACAGTAGTACATCAAGGTGATAAAATTAATATAGTTTATTCTTTGGGTAAAGAGCCTACTGCAGAAGAAAAAAATGCGTTAAAAAAAGCAGAAACTTATTCTAATTCACTACATATGTCAAAGCAAGGCATCTACAATCAATTAACTTCATCAGTGGAAGGATTTACAAAAGAAGCTGCACAATATGCGATAGACAATATAGAAGCGGACTGGAATAAAAACGCATTAGAAAAGGCAAAGACATATCAAACAAGTATGAATATGTCAAGTAAAGCAATATATAATCAATTGATTTCATCAGTAGAAGGTTTCACAAAAAGCGAAGCACAATATGCAATTGATAATCTAGATAAGTAAAAGGAGAAAAAATATGGAATATTGTATAGGAGATATAGTAGAATTGGAGAGTGGCAAAATAGTAGAAATCACCAAAATAGGTGGTTCACTTGATGGACCCGTGTATGGATATGGCTATCCAGTTGTAATACCTATAACAGAAAAAATAATAAAAAAAATAGAAAAAAAAGCATTAGCATAAACTAATGCTTTTTTTATATGCAAGTTTAGTGTAATGGTAGCATAACAGTCTCCAAAACTGTTCGTAATGGTTCAAATCCATTAACTTGTGCCATTTTTAGAATTAGAGCTTTAAATAGGCTCTTTTTTTATTGCAAAAAATTATGGTCGACGGACCTTAAACGGGGGAGGTTCCAATATGGAAGACGAAAAAAAAGAAAATGTAGATACTCAAACTACAACAGATAATGCTCAAAAAGAGCAAAAAACTGAAAACAAAAATGAGGGTGAGAAAGCTAAAAAACAAGTAGCCCAAAAAGGTGATGACGGTTCAATAGTTTTCAAAAATCAAGATGAGTTAGATGGATTTATCAGAAGAATGTATGCCAAAGGTGCTGAAAAAGCAGAACAAGGCGAAACTTCTAAACAAGTTCAAGATACTCAAAACAAGCAAGAAGACAAAGGACAAGAAGAACAAAAAGAGACTGTTCAAGCAGACTATACTGACAAAATAGCACTTGCTATGGCCAAAGCAGGGGTTGATGTTAAGAAAGTTGAAAGAGCAGCAAGATTAGTTGATATGTCAAAAGTTCTAGAAAACGGTGTATTAGATGCTAAAAAACTAGAAGATGAAATCAACGCAGTAATTTCTGAATTTCCTGAGTTAAAAATAGCAAAGGAAGAAGAAAAAGAAGAAAAAGGATTTAAGTTCGGAGCAACACAAAGTAACTCTGATGAAAATCAAAAAAACAAAAAGCCTGTAGCCACAAAAAGATGGAACAGGTTTAATTCATTTTAGGAGGTAATTAATTATGGCAAATTCATTGAATTATGCAGAGGTTTGGCTTCCAGACCTATTAGAAATAATGGAGCAAGATAGTTTAACATCACCATTCATAACATCAAATGTTAAATGGGTGGGTGCTAAAACATTTCATTTTACACAAATGAAGACAAGTGGTTATAAATCACACAATAGAAATGGTGGATGGAATAAAGGTAGTTATGAACAAAATGATGTACCTTATACAGTTACACATGATAGAGATATTTCATTCTTAATAGATGTAGCAGACGTTGATGAAACAAATCAAACAGCATCAATAAAAAATATATCTAAAACATTCCATAAAACTCAACAAGTACCAGAAATGGATGCATATTTTTTCTCAAAAGTAGCTAGCGAAGCACAAAAATTAACAGGATATCACAGTTCTACAGCTGAATCAGACTGGACAAAAGCAAATGTTTTTGGAAAATTAAAAGGTATGCTTAGTGCTGGAAAGTTAAGAAGATATGTAAAAAATGGTTCATTAATCTGTTATGTTAGAAGTTTCATAATGGATTTATTAGAACAATCTACAGACTTCACAAGAAAAATAGAAATGACACAGATAGCAGAAGGTGGAATTGGTATAGAAACTAGAATTACAGACATCGATGGTGTAACTATTATGGAAGTTATAGACGATGAAAGATTTTATGACAAATTTGATTTTACGGATGGATTTGAACCAGTTGAAAAAGTAGCTGCTGATTCAGGCAAAGGAATAGAAGCTGTAACAGGTTCTCATAAAATAAATGTTTTAATTGCATCTCTTGAAACTGTAAAAACAGTTCCAAAAATATCTAACATATATTATTTTGCACCAGGTTCACATACAGAAGGTGATGGATATTTATATCAAGATCACTCATTATCTGACACATTTGTTTTCCCAAATGGAAAAGATAACAAAATTGATAGTATATATGTTGATGTTGATACAACTGAATATGCTGGAGAATAGGAGGTTACTATGTCTAAAATAAGAGTAGAAAAAGAAAATGCATTATTATTTATCGAAGAAGAAGAACTTGCACAATATGAAGCCAGAGGATATTCAAAATTAGGAGCTACTAAAAAAGTAGTTCCTAAGGATTTAGAAAAAGAATTAAAGAAAGTTAAAAAAGCTAATGAAGAATTAACAACAAAAATAACAAAAGTTGAAGAAGAAAAGACAGAGTTAGCAAAAGTTAATGAAGAATTAATAGCAAAAATTGCAGAATTAGAAAAGAAAGTAAAATAAGAGGTGTTGCAAATGATAAATGTTTATGCAACAAAAGAGGATTACTCGAAATATGGTTCTAAAGTATTGGAAGATGAAGAAATAGAAAAATATTTAGAGTTAGCCTCAATAGATATCAACAGAGCGACATTAACAAGAATTGAAAGAAGAGGATTTAATAATTTAACAACTCAACAAAAAGATTTAATAATCAAAGCAACTTGTTTACAAGCAGAATATGTAAAAGAAGAAGGCATATATGATGATAATAGTATATCTAGTTATTCTATAGGTGGGGACTTAACAGTAAATGAAAAGGAATCACAAGAAATGGCGGATAAACTAAATATATCAAAATTAGCTTTTTTCTATTTAAAAAGAACAGGATTAACAAATAGGATTATATGATAAAAAGGCTAAATCCAAAACACTTGGAAAGATTATTAAATAATAAATGTGATGTAGTTATATATCAAGAAGGCTTATCAGAAGATGGTGAGCCTTTAACTTCTTTAAATTTAGAAAATCAAAAATGTAGATTTGTTGAAACAACTAAAATTATAATTAGTCCAGATGGAAGAAAGATTCAACTTGTAGGAAAAGTAATATTACTTGGAGATATAGCACCAACTATAAAGAAAATAAGTGGTGGACAAGTAATAATAAATGACATAGAGTATGAAATTTATCAAGCAAGTAGACCTAGAAATCCAGACGGAACAGTTCATCATACAACATTGGAGTTGATTTAATATGAAAATAACATATAATACTAAAAATATAAATGAATTATTAGAAAATGCAAGATTAGCATTAATAGATACTGCAGAAGCGGTAAAAACAGATTTAATTCAAAGTCAAACAATGCCATTTGATACTGGTACAATGCAAAATGATAGCACTTTTGTAGATGATAAAAAAGTTATAAAAGGAGTTGCTAGAATAGTTGTAGATACAGTATATGCAAGAAAGATTTATTTCGACCCAGAAATACATATAAAACAAGGTAAAAACCCTAATGCAAAACAGTATTATTTTGATGATTATATTTCTGGAAACAAAAAGGATTTACCAATAAAATATTTTAAACAGATGTTAAAAAGGAGAAATGGATAATGATAGCAAGAATTAGTATATCTAAAATAAGAGATTATTTAAAAACTATAATTACAGAGTGTCCAAAATGGTATATAGGACAAATGGATGAAAATCAAGAAAAAGCAATTGCTCTGTATGCTAATCGTAGACAATTGGAAGATAATTCTAAATATAAAAAGTTAAAAAGTTATGGAATATTGCCAGTTACATTACTGCTAAGATGGACAAAAAATTATAATATGGCTGAAACAATGGCCAATAAGATTTATGAACTATTAGACTGTAGTTCTTTTTTTATTGATGATTATAATTGCTCAATTGAGTGTTTATATAATGGACCTATTGATTTAGGTGCAGATGAAAACAATATTTACAAGTTTTCGATAGAATTAAATTTATTATATAGAAAGGGTGAAAAATAATGGGAACAAAAACAGGAGTATATCCATGTTACGAAAATCAATTTCAAGCTGGAATAAGTTCAGAATCATTAAGTGACATTGCTGATATGGAATCTTTTAGTGTTAAATTAGATAATGGAGTAGAAGAATGGAACCCATATGATACAAAAGGATGGGTTAGAAGATTGATGACATCTAAATCTATTATAATTTCTGTATCTGGAAAAAGAAATTATGGAGATAAAGGTAATGATTATGTTGCTGGATTCTTTATGAAGAATGGAAGAGATGCAGAAGGAACATTTCAATGGACTTTTCCAAATGGAGACAAATTAGTATTTGAAAATGCTATATTTAATATTACAAATATGGCAATTGGTAAATCAACAGAAGTTGGACCTTTAGAGTATGATGTAATGTCAAATGGTAAACCAACATATACAGAAGCATCACCATTAAGTGTTGAAACAACACAAGCAGTTAAAAAATAATAGATAAGAGGCTTTAGAGTCTCTTATCTAAAATAATATATTTAGGAGGAAGAAAAAATGGCCAATATAGATATTAGTTCAAAATTAAGTCATGAACCACAAACAATAACAATAGCAGAAGGGAAAACATATGAAGTAGACTGTGGAGCAGAAACAATGTTAAAAGCACAAGATTTATTTAAGAAAGATGACAGTTTAGAGGGATTGTTTAAAGCAATAGAATTATTATTAGGAAAAGAAGCATTAGAAGAAATAAAAGAAATGAAAGTAAAAGTTACAGATTTAAAAGTTATTATTATAGCAATAATGGCACAAGTAAATGAAATAACTTATGAGGAAATGGAAAAACGATTTCAAAATAAGTAATGAAACAGAATTATGGTATGATCTAGAAGAAGACTGGCCTTTAATTGAGGCAAGTTTAGCAAAACAATATGGAATAAGAATAAGAAAAGAAATAGACACAATGAGTTATGCGGAGTTATGTAATTTAATATCTGGTTTAATGTCAGATACACCACTACGGAAATATTGTTCAAATCCGTAGTGAAGATGATGAGGAAATGTTAAAGAATTTTACACAAGAACAAAAAAATATAAGATGGAAATATAGAAATAAATTAGCGAAAAAAATGAACAAAGAAGATTATAAAAAAGTTATTACTGAATTTCAAAAAGCATTTAAAGAAATGGCTGGTGATAACAAATGATAGAAGTAAGATGCCCTAATTGTGGGCAACTTTTAATAAAAGTTGAACAGTGCAAGGGTGAAATAAAATGTATACGATGTAAGAAAACAATTAAAATTAATATAGATGAAAAAGACAGAGTGAGCAACACGACCATTAATGGTGAGTAGTTAGCCAATACCTGCTTTTACCTTAGAAAGAAGGGAGGAGTAGGTATATGAGTACAAATGTAGGTTCAGTTGATTTTGAATTATTATTAAATTCAAATCCATTTAATAAAGGATTAAAAGATACAACTAATACGATTAAAAGTTCAGGAATAGAGAACTCATTAAAGAAAATTGGTAAAATGGCAGTAGCGGCTTTTTCAGTAAAAGCTATAGTAAGTTTTGGAAAAGAATGTATTAACTTGGGTTCTGATCTTGCAGAAGTGCAAAATGTTGTTGATGTTACATTTGGAAGTTTAAATACAGAAGTAAATAGATTTGCTGAAAATGCGATAACTCAATTTGGTTTAGGACAAACAGTAACTAAAAAGTACGTAGGAACATTTGGGGCAATGGCAAAAGCATTTAACTTTTCTAATAAAGAAGCTCTAGCAATGTCAGAAACGTTAACAGGGCTTACTGGAGATGTTGCTTCATTCTATAATTTATCAAGTGATGAAGCATATACAAAATTAAAATCAGTATTTACTGGTGAAACAGAAACATTGAAGGATTTAGGTGTTGTAATGACACAAAATGCATTAGACCAATATGCACTAGCAAATGGTTATGGAAAAACAACATCTAAAATGTCAGAGCAAGAAAAAGTAGCTTTAAGATATAAATTTGTATTGGATAAATTAAATATAGCAAATGGAGATTTTGCAAGGACTAGTGATAGTTGGGCAAACCAAACAAGAGTATTAAGTTTAAGATTTAATGAATTAAAAGCAGCATTAGGACAAGGTTTTATTAATATATTTACACCTATTGTAAAAGGAATAAACTGGGTACTTTCGAAACTTCAAGTATTAGCAAATGCTTTTAAATCATTTACAGAAATGATTTTTGGAAATGCTGGTGGAGATGATAGTACAAGTACTGTTTCAAATTTAGCATCAGATGCGTCTGATGCAAGTGACGCTGTGAGTGGAATTGGAGATAGTGCCAAAAAATCTGCTAAAGATCTAAAAAGTTTGGCTTCATTTGATACTGCACAAATATTAAAGAAAGATGATAGTGATAGTTCTTCCAGTGGAAGCGGTTCAGGAGGAAAAATAGATACAAGTGGACTAAATTTAACAGATAATCTAAAAAAACAAGCAAGTGATATAGAAAACATATTAAATGGGGTAAATTTAGAACCATTAAAACAGAGCTTTAATAATTTAAAGGAGGCTATTTCTTATTTTGGACAAGGATGTGGAAAAATACTGGATGGCTTTTACAATAATTATCTAAAACCATTAGGAAATTATGTAATATCAGATGCATTACCACACTTTTTAAATTCAACAGCAAATGCAATGAAATCTATAAATTTTGATAAACTAAAAAATTCATTTGATAATTTATGGAAATCCCTAGAACCCTTTACTGAAAATGTTGGAAATGGCTTGTTATGGTTTTATGATAATGTTCTTTTAAAATTAGCTGCTTGGACAATAAACGATGTATTACCAGCATTTCTAGATCTGATAGCAGGAGCATTAAAGATTTTGAATCAAGTAATAACAGCTTTTGAACCAGTATTTCAATGGTTTTGGAATAATTTTCTAGAACCGATAGCAAAGTGGACAGGAGGAGTGATAGTAGATACACTTAATTTAATAGCAAGTGCATTAAGTAAAATTGGAGATTGGATGGGCAATAATCAGGAAACTGTTGCAGGAATGGAAATAGCTATACTATCATTTTTTGGAGCATGGAAAACAGTTGAATTGATGTCTTTTATTGCGCAATCAGGAGGTGTAATTAATGCATTAAAAAATATAACTCTTGCTATTACAGGCGCTACAGTTGCGAAAATAAAAGATAAGACAGAGACTATGTATTTGAATTTATTATATGCAAAAGACTTTGTAAAAAATATTATTTCAGGAACAGCGGCTTTAATAAAACAAGCAGCACAATGGGTTGTGAATACGGGTGCTAAAATTGCAAATACAGCAGCAACTATTGCTAGTACAGCAGCAACAACAGCAGCTACGGCAGCAACATGGTTATTTAATGCAGCATTAACAGTTTTAACATCACCTATTACATTAGTTGTTATAGCTGTGGCAGCTTTAATTGCAATAATTGTAGCATTAATAAAAAATTGGGATAATGTGAAAGAAACTGCAAAAAAATGTTGGGAAGGAATAAAAAATGCTTGGAATAAAGCAAGTCAATGGTTTAATGAAAAAATTATTACTCCAATAAAAAAATTTTTTAGTGATTTATGGAATAATGTTAAAGATACAGCGTCAAATGCTTGGAATGGAATAAAAGAGGTGTTTTCAGGAATAGGAAATTGGTTTTCAGATAAGTTTCAAAGTGCGAGAAATGGAATACAAAATGCATTTCAAAATATTGGAAATTGGTTTCAAGACAGAAAAAATGATATTACTAATGCATTTGGTAATGTAGGAAATTGGTTTTCTAATATATTTCAGGAAGCATATAATGGAATAACAAGAATATTTAGTAATATTGGTAATTTCTTTAGTGGAATATGGGAAAGAGTAAAAAATGCATTTTCTAATTTAGGAATAAATATAGGAAATGCAATTTCTGATTCAGTAAAATCTGGAATTAATGGAGTAATAGGACTAATTGAAAAAACAATAAATAAAGCAATAAAACTGATAAATGGAGCAATAGGTATAATAAATTTAATACCAGGTGTAAATATTAGTAAAATAAATAGATTAAGTTTACCAAGACTTGCACAAGGTGGATATGTAAAAGCAAATACACCACAACTAGCCATGATAGGTGATAATAGACATCAAGGGGAAGTTGTTGCACCAGAAGACAAAATAATGTCATTATATAAAAAAGCTAATCAAGAAATGGGACTAGGAAATAATAAAAAAGTAATAGAACTATTAGAAAAAATAATACAAATATTAGTAAATTTAAGTTTTGACTTTAATTTATATATAGATGCTTATGAATTAAATAAGAAACTAGAAAAAATAAGAAGTAAAAATAAATTTGCAACGAATGGAGGCTAAATATGTATGAACCAAAATTAATAGTAAATAATGTCCAGGTTCCAGGAATTGTAGAATTAATTCCTGGACCAGAGCCTCTATGGGGTGACGGAACTGGAAGAAATACATTAGATGGGCATTATAGTGGAACATTTATAGGATATTTTACTACATTAGAAATAAAATTTGGAATAGTTTCAGATGAACAATTTAATTTAATAAAAACATTGCTTGAACACCCATTTTTATCAGGTGTTCAATTTTCGTTAGAAAGAGATATGGCAAACTATAAACAAGGACAATTATATAAGGAAGATTTTTATAATGGTCAAGCTATAAAATCTAGTCCGCTGGCGTGTGGAGGTTATTGGAGTGAGTTTTCAGTAGTACTAACAGCAATAGACAGGAGGGCACAAAAAACATGAGTGTAAGTAATAAATTTAAACAGATAACTAAGCAGATAAAACAACAAGAAGCGGAATTAAGTATATGTGCTGGAGGAACAATATTAAAAGAAATACAATTTCTACCAGTAAAGGTTTTCAATGAAATACCACTTTATAAGTTAAAAGAAAGAAAAGATGTAATAGCAAAGGAACTAAAGTATAGTTTTGACGGCCAACTCTTTAAAACAATAATGAAACAAATAGAAATAACTGTAAAAAATGCTAACGAGATAAAAGAAAAAGATATTAATTTTAAATATGGTTTACTTGTGGATGATAAATATGAGTATATAGACTTAGGAAATTTTTTTATAAAAGATATAGAAGATAGTAAGAAAAAAGATGAAATAACAGTAACAGGATATGACAGAATGATTAGATTTATGAAAAATTTTAAGCAATCAGAATTACAACTAACATATCCTTGCAAAATGTTAAAGCTAGTGCAAAGAATGTGTGAAGTTTGTGGAGTAGAATTATTTTCAGCAGACTTTTATAATGCAGATTTAGATGTTACAGAAGATTTTTTTACAGTTCAAGAATTAACATATAGAGATGTTTTAGAAAAAATAGCTCAGGCAACTTTAACAACAGCATTTATAGAAGAAAATAAACTTAACTTATATAAAGTAAATGATAATGCTATAGAAAAGATAGATAAATCATATTTGACAGATTTAACAATAAAGGAAAATTTTGGACCTGTAAATGCTCTGGTTTTAGGACGTGGAGATGTAGAAGATAATGTAGAAGAAAAAGACCAAGATAATATAAAGCAAAATGGAAGATGCGAGATTAGATTTGACGAAAATGAGTTTATAGAATTTCAAAGAGAAAAAGTTATTGAAGGTATGTTTGAACAAGTAAAAGGATTAGAATATTATTCATTTGAAGCCTCTGATGTAGGAATAATGTGGTTAAATCCATGTGCTTGTATTGAACTTGGAGATAGAGAAGATAATTTATATAAATCATATTATTTAAAAGCAAATATAACAATTAATACAGGGATAACAAGTGATATAGAAGCGGAAATACCAGAAACAACAGAAACAGAATATAAAGTTACAACAAAAGAAGAAAAAAAGACATTAAAAGTAGAAAGACTAGCAAAGAAAAATGAAGGATTAATACAAGATTTAATACAAGAAACAACAGAGCATGAAGAAAAACTAACTAAACATGAGCAAACAATGGATAGTATAACAGATAAAGTATCTAACATGGCAGATTTAACTAGAAGTATAGAAGGAATAAGAACAATATCATTAGAAAACTGTATAAAAGGAAATTTATTAGAATTACACATAAAAGGGAATAATACAGTATTTGAATCTTTAAAATTAAGTGACAATTTATATTTAAGTGATGATTTATATCTAAAAGGAGATAGTTTAATAGTAATAAAAGACCAAAATGGTAAAAGCAAGGAGTATGAGTTAAATATACAAGATACATTAAGGCAAAATGGAACAGTATATGATGAATATATTTTAAAAGAAGGAAAAGCACAAGTTATTAGAAGAATAAATGCAGATGGAACAATAAAAGATAAAGCAGTTACAGAAAGTTTGGGAACAGTTTCAATAATGCTAGAAGAAGGAAATAATACTTTAACGATAAAAAATTATAATGCGGAAATATCAGCAAAATGGGCAATAAAAAGTGAATATTCAGAAGTATTTGCAACTAATGTAAAAATGGATAGTGAAATAAAACAGACAGCACAAGAAATTAAATTATCTGTAAATAAGAAATTGGAAGATTATAGTACAACAACAGAAATGAATAGTGAAATAAAACAAACAGCACAGGAAATTAAATTATCTGTAAATGAAAAATTAGAGAGTTATGATACTTCTATTCAAGTAAATTCAAAACTAGAAGAAACAAGTTCAAAGATTTCATTAGAAACGAGTGGAAAAATAAATACATTAGAAAAGAATATAAATGCAAAAATAGAATTAAAAGTAGATACAAAAAATTTAATAAGTGAAATAAATGCTAGTGCTGATAAAATCGCATTGAAAGGAAATAGAATTAGTATAACAAGTGATAAATTCAAGTTAACAGATGATGGAGAAGTGAGTGTCAAAGAAGGAAATTTTAAAGTTGTAGCAAATGATGGAAAAAAATTAATAGATTTTTCGGAAAGTGGAATTAGATTTTATAATAATAATGGAAAAGAAATAGGAGGATTAGTATCAACTCAAGAGGATAATGGATATCTCTTTTTAAGTTTGCATAATGGAGTTTCTTTAAATATTTCAAAAACTTCTTCTGATGGAACATATTTCACACACGTATTTTCTTTCAAAGATATTGATGATGTACCGTATATAAGGAATACAGCAAGTGGAACTTTATTTTCAAAAGCAGGGGGTGGAATAACAGTTGAAAATGGGCTAATAACTAAATGGAATTTATCACTTCTAAACATTGAATTGAAAAATATAACAATTACTGGAATTAAAGTAGTAGATGGAATGATAGATTATATAACATACCATCAAAATTAAGGAGGTATAAATGAATACTATAATAAAAGAAATACAAAAACCAGATTTTATTAATAAAGATTATAATGAATATCTAAAATGGAAGGAAGAACAAAAAATGAAGGAGGAACAAAATGAAACCTACGAGTTTAATGATTAGAGATGGTGAGAAAAAAATAATAGAGACTATAAATAATACACAATTGCCACCTTGTATAATAAAATTGATTTTAGAGAAGATAAAAAATCAAGTTGATAAATTATGCTATGAAGAAGAACAAATGGACATTAAGAAATATGAGACAGAAAAAGAAAAAAATAAGAAAGTTGAGGAGAAAATAAATGGACAAAATTAATTTTCAAAACGGAACAACAAAGTTAAATAAAGCAATGTTTGATACATTTCAAAATAATATAGCTAAAGAATTAACAGTAAATTCATCAGACATAAGCATAGGAACAATTTATAAAATAGGACGTCTAGTTGTATTAAGTGTAAGCTATACGGCTAGTATATCTAATATAGCAAGTAACACAGCAAAAACTTTAATAACACTAGCAGAAGCATATAGACCAGGAAAATTAGTAGCAGGACATGCTATAGTAAAAGATAGTGCATATAAAGCATTAAATAATTCATACATGCAAATTCGACCAACAGGAGCAGTTGAGGTGTTTCAAAATTCTGGTAGTACTCAAAATATAGCACAGATATTAGCAACTCTTGTATATGTTGCAGCAAGCTAGATAGGAGGATAATATGTCAAAGCAAACAGAGAAATTAAAATTATTTAAGTGGGATACTGCAAACGAAGTGGACCTAAATAGTAATTTTGATATTGAAAAAACATTGAATGAAAATTGGGACAAAATAGACGATAATGCAAAAGAAATAGAAAAACAAGTAAATGGCAAAATAGATAAAGTAGAAGGAAAAGAATTATCAACAAATGATTTTACAAGTAAGTATAAAGAAAAATTAGAAAATTTAGAGAACTATGATGATACAGAAATAAAACAAAACATTGAAGAAGTAACAATAAAAAATTCGGAACAAGATAATAGTATATCAAAAATGCAAGAGGACTTAGAAAATCTAAAAAATATAATCAATACAATATCAGTTGTTAGCCAAAAAGGTGAGGATATAACATTAAATAACACAGTAAAAGATGTGCAATTCAGAAAATTTGCAATTTATGGAAATGTAAAACAAGATGGAGAAGCAAGTTTAGAAAATTCAGTCAAAATAAAAACCGTTGGTAGCAATGTAAATCTATTTAATATTTTAAAATACCCTTATAGAAATTATAATGAAGCTAGCGAACAGATTACAGATGGCACTAATTTTAGAATAATTGCAACAACTTCAAAAAATTCTAATAATGCAGCAGGTTTTAAAATAATGGATTTAACGGAATATGCAGGTAAAACACTAACCATAAAAGCAAAAGTAAAATCTAGTACAAGCACAAATAAGGGATTTTTAGTATTAA